AGAAGCCCCTGGACGGGGTCACCGATCATCTTGACGACGCTCGACGGGATGAAGCCCTGAATGTGCTTCGTCACGTCCGTTGCCGTCTCGCCGACCGTGGTCTCCTGGTAGGTGTAGGCGAGCACCGTGGTGGTGCCGCCCACCTCCGCCGGGAAGTACATCTCGTCGCCGATGGCGACCGGACGACACTTCGTCGATGCGGCGTAGGAGGTGGCAAGGTCGATCGAGGCTGCGCCGGCAGTGAGCACCTGACCACTCACCTCGAACTGAGCGTGGTCCGCCATGACGAATAGGGATCGCCGGAAGGGGACCGCGTAGTAGAACCGCGAGATGGCGTTGGTGGTGTTTGTGAGCCCGAAGGGATCGCTGTCGGCAATGGTGTTCGACGCGGGGAAGAAGTTGAAGTAGTCCCCCACGCGCGAGAAGTAGACGGTCTCGCCGGACACGAAGCCCAGACGGTTCCGGTGGAACACCACGTCGTCGATGCGGTTGCCGACGAAGTCCGGGTTCGGGGCAGTGATCGTGCCGCCCTTCGCGGTCCATACGGCTTGGCCGAGGGTAAACGTCCCATCGCCATTCCGAACCAGGGTGAACGGCATCGTCGCCGCGTTGAAGTGCGTGGCGTCGGTCATGCCGACAACCTGGGTGCGCTTGGCGATGAACGTGAAGTCGATCGCCGTGAAGAGCGAGAAGTTATCCGGGTCCTCCACCAGGAACGCCGCAGCGCCGGCCCCGAGGGTCACGGTCCGCTCGGCCCAATCCTTGTCGAAGACGCGGAGGGAGCTGTTGCCGATGATAACCCGGTACTGCTCCAAGGCGTCACGATTGATCGTGTAGAGCCGGTACTTCACCCCGAGGGTGAGCCCGGTGACCTTCTTCCGGAGACGCAGCCCCAGGCGCTTCGAGAACCCGCCGGTCTCGACGGAGAACTCGACGTTCTCGGCGTCCTGGACCTGACCAGGGAAGCGGACCGATGACGGCTGCCGGCTGACGCCCTGGAAGAGCGTGGGGATCGCCTGTTCCTTCAGGGTGCCCACGGTTACCGCCAGGGGATGTTGCCGTTCCGACCGGTGACGTACTGCATGTACGCGCTGTCGGTCAGGGCATTGCTGTCTTCGACCTCGTCCTCGTAGTCGAGGAGCTTGGTCCAGGCTTCGGTCTCGTTGCGGACCACGAAGTTGTCCAGGGAGACCGAGCTGATGCTCTCTTCCTGGAACCGCCGGGCGGCCTTGGCAGAGATGTAGTTCCGGAGTGCGTAGGGGAGGTCGTCGAACGGGAAGAGGTGGATGATGTCCACGGTCAGCGGGTCGCTGAACGTGAAGGACTGCCGGTCCTTGTCGAAGAGCTTCAGGAGCCCGTCGTTCGGATCAGGGCGGACCGTCACGTCGATGATGGAGCTGCGCCCCGTAGTGTCGATCAGGAGGACGGTGTCCGGGATTTGGATTTCGCCTTTGCTGTCCGGCGTGATGACCACACCCTCGTCGGTGTTGCTGTGCCAGCCCGCGGAGAGAACGTCCTTGGTGACTTCGTCGATCAAGACCGCCGCGCTCTCGGCGTCGGGCAGTCCGGATGAAAGGGAGGAAACGGGAGCCTCACCGATGGCCCGAAGGCACCGGTTCACGGCGTCGAGTTTGTGGCTCATTACCTTGTCAAATGAAAAGCGAACGCCCTCCGGAGAGGGCGCTCAGAAGGTGGGGGAGGCGGCTTAGGTCAGCTTGCGGATGCCCAGGCCCCTCAGCCGCAGCGTCAGGGAGACGGCTTGGTTCTGGATAAAGTAGTTCGCCATCCGCATGTTGAACCCAGTGACGGTCGCCGGGACCACGAAGGGCTCGGTGAAAATGATACCGGAGCCGGCCTCAGTGGGCATCGGTTGGCCGCCGTAGTCGATCGCGTAGTTGCGGAAGAAGGTGGCGGCGAAGTTGCCTTCGATGCCGATGGAGGTTCCGAGAACGCCGGTAGCATTGGCGTCCCACTCGACCTCACCAACTCCCTGGACGACCTTGCCGATATAGTCCGCGACCACACCGACATTGATGGCGCTCTGGAGCTGATCGTACTGACCAGCGAGCGTGGGCGTACCGGAGTAGGTGATCTGCTGCCAATCCTTCCCACCGGAGTTGACCTTCGAGTAGACCGTCGTCAGTCCCGCTCGGGTGCCGTTGTGGTTGGCCGCCCAGTTCGCACCCAGCGAGCCGGAACCGCCAGTACCCATGCTCCCGCCGGTCCCGACGAAGAACGGGTTGTAGGTCAAGAAGCCATACGGGTTGTTGGTCGCGTCGTAGGCGTCACCGTTGCTCGAAGGGAGCAGCCGGGGCGACATTCTTCAGGGTGTTCCAGATTTCGGTGCCAATGCGGAAGGCACCGGTCGGCGTGAAGTGGAGACCGTCGTAGGTGTAGGCTTCGACGATGTCGCCGTTCGTCGCCGTGTAGTCCGCCAGCTTGGGCCAGGGGTCGACGACGATGACGCCGGGGACGTAGCGCCAATCGTTGATCCACTGACGGACCCGCATGTGCCGGGAAAGCTCGGTGGCAGAGAGACGCTTGGAAGTGTAGGTGGCACTTCCCCGCGGGGTCTCGTTCACCAGAATACAGACCAGCCCGGCCGCCAGGACCTTCCTGACGATCTGGTCAAGGTTCGGGACGCTGGCGCCGTTGGAGGCGATCACCGGAGTGGGATCGAGCTTGTCCGCGTGGGTGTACTGAGCCACGGCGCCATCGGCGGGAAGTAGGCCGCGGTCGTTCGTGCTGCCCCACACAATCATCGCCCAGGCATTGGCAGCCTTCGCAGCGACGAGCGCGGAGTCGGCGCGGGCCAGCATCTGCGCGGTCGTGTGACCGCTGAGGCCGAAGCTGAGCGCCTGGGGGAACATCAGAGAGCCGCGGGAGACGAACTCGGCCCACGCGTAGCTGCCGACATTCTCCTTGGTCCAGATGGTCTTGGTGGAGTTGCCGGTGCCATCGGACCAGTTCATGCTGGTGCGGCTATCGCCGAGCGCGGCGATGACCCGGCGGCCAGAGGTGCTTGCAGCCCCCTGCTTGATGGAGGTGGAGCGGCCGGTAAGACCGCCGAGAAGGTTAAAGGTCAATTGGGACCCTCGAAAAAAATGGGCGACCCCCCGAAGGGAGCCGCCCGATTGTGGAAGGGATGACTACGCGGTCTTGAACTCGACAGCGCACTCGGGACGGAGCGCCCCGTGGCCCGCGAGCATCGACGCGACCATGAAGTTTTCCTGGCGACGGATGTCGCGGGTGTGCTCCAGGGTGATGTCGCGCATCTTGACGTTCGCCACCGACATCGGCGTCCAGAGGACGGAGGTCGTGGTCGAGTAGTTGGCGCGGTACTTCGAGTAGACGTTCGTGTCCGAGGTCTCGTTGGTCGACGGAAGATTGCGCGTCTTGTAGATCGTCACGCCGTCGATCTTGAGGGTCTCCTCGCGGGCGGTGATACCGCCGCTACCCGGCATCCCATTGAGGAACTGGTTGATGACGAGGTAGTTGCCATCCTGATCCTTGGCGAACTTGATGGCGTCGAAGACATCCCAGTTGACCGCCATGTAGCGCGGCTGGCTGTCGGGCACGTCCTTGTTGAACAGCGCCTTGTTGGCAGCGCGGATGGCGTCGATCCAGTCGGCGCCGTTGATCGAGCCGCTATTCGCCAGCGCAGCGTCGGTGATGACGGTGCCGCCGGGGAACGGACCATCCGAAGCCTTGCGGCCGGTCAGGATGATCTGGCGGAAGTTGTTCTTGTCGTAGACGCGGGCGAGCGCACGACCCAGCTCGAAGGAGAACTGCGAGCGCACGTCGAAGTGGCTCAGCATGTCGTCGAGGTCGTAGATGGCGACGTGCGAGACGAGCAGCTCGTCCGGGGTGATGACGATTTCGCCGGTCTCGATATCCTTGCCGAGGAGTTCCTTACCAGCGGTATGGTACTCGGCGGTCGCCTTCCAGACCTTCGGGAAGCGAGCGGAGCGCATCCCACCGGAGAGCGTCCGGGTCTGGACCTTATCGGCAGTGATGGTCGCGAGGTCGAAGGCGGTGATGACCTCGCCGCCGAAAATGTCGAGAGCAAGGGTACGAAGCTCGGTGAGGTTCGAGCCGGAAGTCTGACCCTTTAGAAAACGGGTCGGGGTAGAGTCAGTCACAACAGTATCCCTGAAATGAATGAGGTGAAGTCAGAACGATGCTGTACGTTTTGGACGCGCGGGTTCCCTCACGCGGTTCTCCGCCGTGGCGGGCCGCGGGTACTTCCGGACTTCCCAGGGAGCGACCTGTCCAACCCCCGGCCTAGCCGGGCCGATGGGCGGGATAAGGAGACCGCTACCTGATCACCCGATGGCTAGTCGGGAGAATGAAATGCCCCTCGACCAAAACGGTCTTCGGTCCAAACGACCTCGAAGGGGCTTGTCACCCGGCCTCAAATTGCCGGGACGTAAATTGGTGGCCGGGTACAAAGCCCCCGGCCGGGCAGACTGCTATCGGCGAATGAAGCCGACGAACTTGTCGACGACCGCAAGGATCGCGGCGCCCCGCTTGGAGCCCGTCGCCTTGACGATCTTTCCGGCGAGAACGTCGAGCGCCACGATGGCGGCGATGATCTCAGCCCAGTTATCGAGGACGAAGTTGATCATGGATGAATGCTTTCAGCTTCGCCCAGGTGTCCTTCGCGACCGCCACGACCTTGTCCTTGAAGACGACGGCGAGGATCACGCCGGTGAGCACCACCCCTGCCAGGACCTCCAGCCCAGGACGGCCCTTCGGTGACTCAGGGAGAGGCGTAGGCGCGCTTTCCGGAGGCGGGGCGGGGGCAGGAGCCGGAAGCGGGTGAGGCGCTTCTACGGGCAGCGGAGGAGTCACAGGACGCTTGCACAGCTCGGCCTCCGCAGCGCGTCGTGAGACAAGCCCGGCGAGGACCTTTCCGCCACCCTTGTTCCACTTGGCGAACTCGGCGGCGGCGCCGGCATAGTCACCAGCGTTGAGCTTCTTGAGGAGCGTGCTGCTCTTCAGGGCGCCGGGTCCGACGTTGTAGGTGAAGGATACGAGGGCGTCGTACTGGTTCTGGTTCAGCGGAACCTTGACGTTGGCGATAACCGCGGCCTCATAGGACCGGAGGTCGTTCACCAGGATGTCTTCAGCCCGCTGAGCGGTGATGGTCAGGCCCGCGATGACAGTCGGGGCGCCGGCAGCGGACGTGTGTCCATAGCCGATCGTCCAGACACCAACCGCGTCCCGGTAGGCGGAGAGGCGGAGCCCCTCGAACCTTTTCAGGATCGAGAGGCCGCCTTCTGAGATTTTCACTTATTGATGTTCCAGGAGGCGAACTGGGCCTTCTGCCAAACCGACCGGCGGAACGCCTCACCCTTCGACGTGGGGTCGAGGTAGAGGGGGTTCGACATATCGGCTTTCATGTCCTCGCGGGTCTGGTAGCCCGAGACACCAGAGGTGCCAGAGCCACGGCCGCTTTCGAGGGAAGGCTCTCCCGCCGTCTTCGACGCACCCGCTCGTCGGGTCTTGAGATCATCGACAGCGACACGCCAGTGCGGGCCGGCGAGGGTCTTGTTGAACTCGACCTTCTCGGCCTCGGGGAGGTTCTTGGCAGCCCAGTCTAGAAGCTGATTGGCGGCGTCTTCGCCACCGATGTAGTCGTAGGCGACCTTGCGGTCATGATCGACGCGGAGCTTCTCATTCTCGATGTATCGGCTGACGACATCCCGAGGGATGCCCGCCTTCTCGAATGTCTCGTAGTCCGCGGCTTCGATGTCTCCCTTCTCGGAGACCTTGGAGAACAGGCTGTTCCAATCGAGGCCAGCTTTCTCGGCGACCTCTTTGCCGGCGGCCTCGGCGGCTGCCTTGTCGGCCGCGGCCTTGTCGATCGCCTCGGCGTCGGCGGACTTGCCCTTGCCGGACTCCAGCTCGCCGTAGCTCTTAAGGAGAGCATCGACGTTGACGGTGCCCTTCTCGGCGTCCCAGAACTTCTCGGGGACGTTGTCAGGCCGGACCGGCTTTTCGACCGGCTTGTTGTTGGCCTCGGGTGAAGCGGAAAGGGGGCTGTTGTCTTCCTTGGCGGCGCGGAACTTCTCCGCCATCGCCTTCTCGTATTCGGGCGAGCCGGGCTTCGGCTCGGCATCCCCGGCCTTGTCAGCCGGGTTGCCTGGGACTTCGGTCAATAGTACCTCATTGCTGAGTGGCTGCCTGGGCGAGTGCCCCTGCGGCGGGGCCGGCAGCGTTGGTGATTGCGTCTTGGGCGGTCTGCATCTGCATCCGCTGCTGGCGGATGGCGGCGGCTTCCTGCTCGGTGTTCACAGCATCCGAGAGGTTCAGGCCGTTGAAGCCCTTCCCGAGCATGACCGGCCACTTGATGTAGTCGGCGATGATGTCGGGGGGCAGTTGGCGGACGACCTCAATAGCCGTGACCACGTTCTGGACCTGGGCCTCGCGGCCGAGGGCTTCGAGACCGGTCAGGATGGTCGGCTCGACTGCCTTTTCGGGCCAGTTGGGGAGCTGCTGCCGCGCCTGCATCTGGATGATCAGGCGGTCCAGCCGGCGAGCCATCATGTCGTGCGACAGCATGGAGTAGACGCCGCCGAGTGCGGCCTCCAGCTCCTGGGCGTTCATCCGGATTTCGGTCGCGGTGACGCGCTCGGCGTCGCGGGTGGTGCCCTGGCCGAGGAGGAAGGCGGACGACAGCTCCTGGCGCAGCGCAGCGACTTCGGCCTGGGTGATCTGTAGGCCGGCGCTGTTCTGGAACTGGAGCATGTTCACGTCTTCGGGGTTGCCGATGACGTAGTCGCCGTTCTTGGCTCGGGTGATCTTGCGACGGAGGTTCACGCCGCCGGCAGCATTCGGCCGGATCAGAGTGATGTTCCTCGAAGCCATCCCAGCGCCGTCGATCAGGGCCATTGTGAGCCCGTCGAGGGTGCGCAGATCGGGGAGGTGCTCTTCGACCTTCCCGCGCCCGTAGTCCTCGCCCGCTACCGCGTTCCAGCGGAGGGCGAAGAAGGGGAGACGGTCGTCCTTGTAGATGCCCTTGGTGCCGGCGACTACCTTCTCGCCCAGCTCTTGGTGGACGGTCCAGGTGTCACCTTCGAGGACACCCCAGGTGTACAGGTCGACGGTCTTGACGCCGTAGGCGGTGTTGCCTGCGGAGGGGCCGTTGTCTTCCTGGTACACCGCGTCGAGGTTCGGAGAGAGAGCCTCGGGGTCCTGCGGGTCGCAGATGATGAACTCGATCAGTTTGCCGGCGGCGTCGCGGACGACGCGGAACTGGTCGATGCGGTAGACGCGGATTGTGTTGTCGGGGAGTAGCTGCTCCAGCGCATTGCCCCCGACGATGAGGTGCTGGAGAGTGACGTTGGTGGGCTGACGCCAGCTCCGTCGTTCGATCTCGGCTGTGATGATCCGCTCGGTAAGGGTGAGAGCGCCTTCGACATCCTCGGGGACGGCCGACTGGCCGGACGCAAGGAGGGCTTCGGCGGACACCCCGAGACGGAAGGAACTCCGCCCAGGAGGCAGGAGCGCCGTCATCAGCCGCGAAGCGAGGTTCACCACAAGACGCGATCCGAGCCCTTGGTACGGCTCCGGGAGCTTCATTGAAGGATTGAATCCTTCCGGAGGGATCAGGGACGGGATGGTGAGCCTCGACGCTTCACGGGCGCGATCGAGGAAGGGACGGTGACGAAGTTGGAGCTGGGCGTAGCGCTGCTTGGCGCTATCGGCCATTACTGCGGGATGCTGATCCCGCCCGAGCCACCGGCCGAGCGAAAGAGGGGGATGGTCAGGAACGACCGACCACGCCGGGCGGCCTCCAGGTCAGCCCGAAGACGGGCGTTCGCGGCGGCGGCAGCGGCATTGGGGTCATTCGCTGTAACGTCCAGAGGCGTGTCCGTGACCGTTGCGGGGGTCACGGGCGGCTTCGGAACAGGCGGCGGAGCCGGGGGTTTCGGAGGTTTCGGCGGGGGCGGAGGCGGGGGAGCCTGAACCGTCACCACCTTTGGCTTGAAAAGACTTCCCATCGGATTGGATTATTTCCCAAAGGTTCTTGATGAAAACCGACTCCTTGTCGTATCGGCCGGGCTCCTCCTTGAAGCCGTGGCGAAGGAGTAGGAGTCGTACCCGGTGGGCGTTGGATAAATCGTCGACACCGACGACAAGCTCGTCGGCACCTAGCCAGAACGCCATCTGGTCGAGCTGCTGAAAGACCTGACGAGAGAGCGCCCGGCCCCGGAACTTCCTGGCAATGCAGGAGTGGATCGCCATGACGCCAGTGTCGGCCCATGTGCCCCATACGTAGCCCCAGGTCTCGTCTCTGTCGTCGAAGATGCGAACGATCAGGGCCTCAGCGAACATCTCGCGAGTCCACACGACGGGGTAGGCGTGAACGATCAGGAACTCGATGACCTCGTCGCGTCGGTGCTCGATGCGGAGGTAGGGTCTATTCGTCGTCACGAGCCTCGTCTTCGAGCTTCATGGCGATCAGCTCGTCGACCAAGTCGCGGCGACCGGCGTAGCGGTGCGCGGACTCGACGGTCTCGCCGAGGATGATCGAGCGGACGGGAAAGGAGCGGTCGAGGAGGACGATCAGTTCGATCGCGGAGAGCTTCCGCAGATCGACATCGTCCATGTCGGTCTCTGTGGTCTGTTCGGACATTTGATGCCTCTCGGTTACGTAGAATAAATCAGAGGGCCGGGACGAACCCGACCCCCCTGGCTGTTTTTTCGCTGTGATCTCAGAACTTTACCGGTGGACGGATCAACTTGGAGAGCTGTTCGATCACCGCAGCGGCGCTCTGGATTTCGTTGAGGCTCTTGCCGACCGCCGCAGCCGTCTGCTCGACGACGTTGGCGTGGCTCTCGGTGACCTTGGCGACAGCCTCGGCCGACTTCGCCTGGGCGGCGTTGGCCTTCGCGATGGCGACCTCATGGTCCGCCTGGACCACTTCGAGCTTGGTGATGACCTTCTCGATGGAGCCGACTGCGTCGGCGACGTTGGCCGGCGTGATCAGCCGGCGGAGGATGAAGGCGAGGAGCTTCTTGAGGAGGCTCTTCATCAGGCGTTCGTTTCCTTCTGACAGGCGGTAGCGACGAGCTTCGCCACAGACAGGGTCTGCGGCAGTTGGACATGGGTGCGGTTCTGGGCGATGACGCACTCCTCCTTGGTCAGCCCCTCACCGAGCTTCAACACCTCGTAGCGGCCGGGCGTGGGGTCGGGGTAGAGAAGCAAGGCGAGCAGGGTGAAGGTGATCATCAGAACCTTTCCGTCGAGGCGCCTTCCCACTCCACGGGGCAAGCGTCGATCGTTGGGGGGTCGTTAGCGATCGCCACGGTGATCGGTTCGACGAACCGGGCGGTGATCGGAGGCTGAGCCTTCTGCTCGGCGGAGAGCACCTCATGGAGGTAGCCCATCGTGTTGAACAGTTCGGCCAGCAGCGAAGTCTTGATGTCGTCTTGGGCGGGGAGCCCGCGGTGGTTCTTCCAGGTGTCGTGGAAGTGGCGCCACTTGGACTTCATGTAGGCGTCTAGGGGGATGCCCTTCTGCCAGTTGTCACTGTCGCGCATCGAGCCGTCCGGCATCTTGCGCTTCTCGTGCATGTACTTGGCGTAGGCTTCGAGGACGAGTGGGGAGAGGAAGCCCTCGTAGTCGAGCTTATCGGCGTCGGAGTCTCGGGTGGCGCCGGTATCGAATGTTCTCAAAGAACCCCCAATGCTTGAAGGCGCAGGACCGTCTCGGCTGCGCTTCGGTGGTGGATGAAGATGCCGCCCTTGTCCTCCCAGGCTTCCTCGTTGACGTTGCGATCGTCGACCAGGATGGCGCCGTATCGGGAGTAGTTCGGCTTCTCGGACGTGAGACAGGTGATGACCGGGACGCGGAGCCCGAGGTGCTTGGTGCACCACTCACCCTTCTGCCGGGCGACCTCCTCAGCACCCGTCTTCGGCAGAGCCGTGAGGACGGACACGTCGAGGTGCTTCACGGCGTTCCAGAGGAGCGGGAAGTCCGGCATCGGGTCTAGGCTGGCGAAGAAGTCGCCACGCTCGTGGAGCTTCTCCCAGAACTGCGCCGGGCCGTTCTTGAACTCGAACTCGTAGAGGTTCGAGCCGAGGCGGTAGGTGGCCTCCTTGTCGAAGTTGGCAAGGACGCCGTCCATGTCGAGGAAGAGCTTCAACGGTTGTCGCCGTTGCCCATGATCACACCGCGGCGAAGCCGGTCGGTGATCTTGTCGACGTTCTCCTGAGCGATCGCGCTGAGCGGAATGTCCATCAGCTCGGCGATCGAGGCGACATTCCACAGGATGTCGCCGATCTCTTTCCGCATCAGCTCGGAGGCGGTTTCTCGGTCGATGTCTCCACGGATGAATTTGGCGTAGTGGCCGTTCAGCTCACCCACCTCCGACGAGATTGCCGGTAGGAGGTAGGCGATGTCCCTGGTCGTGGGCATGGTCGTTCCCCACGCCCAGACCTGATAATCGTCCATGCTGTTCAGAGGTGTAGCTCCTTGTGTCCGTTGGGGCGCCAGAGCTTGACGACCCGCCGTTCCTTGTCGAAATCCCCTGTGCGGAGGATGCGGCTCACCTGAGCCATGATGATCAAGTCTTCCTCGGTCTTCCCGGCCTTGGCGGCGTAGTCGACCATGCATTCCCAGAGAGAGCAGGGCTGTCCTTCGACCCACTTCTTGACGGTCTTCTTCCCCTTATTGGC